TAATGATCTTGGTGCACTTCAAGCAGCCAAAGACACTATTGCTAAGTATGGAGATGAAGAGTAATGTCTGATCAAGAATATATTATTGGTGCAAGAATTGACGATACGCCAGGACAAGACGACACCTTTAAAAGGCAGGACCCATTTAACAAAAAGTGGGATGACCTAAAGTCGCTAGGAAACCTAGATAAAAACTTTAAGAGACGCTCCGACAGGCTTGCAAAAGCGTACGAGTCTCAGGTTCCAAAAGACCTTAACACAATGTCAGATTCATATTTGCAGGCAGCCTCTGCAAGAAGTGCTGGCACTGACGGCTCAGGAACAAAGCAGATTAACCCAGGTAGCGTATATAACAATGGCTACGGCATGTTTGATGTTATCACCCCACCGTGGAACCTGTATGAGCTAGCTAACTACTACGACACATCTTTTGCCAACCACGCAGCTATCGACGCAAAGGTAGAAAACATTGTTGGCCTTGGCTATGATTTCGAGGTATCGGATAGAACTCAGCTAAGACTTGAGCAGGCTATGGATGATGACCAAAGAGGTCGTGCTAGAAACAGGATTGAAAGATTAAAAATCGAGCTACGTGACTGGCTAGAAAAACTTAATGACGATGACTCTTTTACCCACACTATGATGAAGTTCTTTACAGATGTTCAGGCAACTGGAAACGGCTATCTTGAAATCGGTAGAACCACTAAGGGAGAAATTGGTTACGTTGGACACATTCCAGCAACAACTATTCGTGTCCGTAGACTACGAGACGGTTTTGTACAAATTATTGGACAAAAGGTTGTTTACTTCCGTAACTTTGGAGCAAGCAACCAGAACCCAGTAACCGCTGATCCAAGGCCAAATGAGATTATTCACTACAAGGAATACTCACCACTAAATACTTATTATGGTATTCCAGACATTATGTCTGCAATTTCATCTTTGCATGGAGACCAGCTAGCCACACAATACAACATTGATTACTTCGGAAACAAGGCTGTTCCACGCTATGTCGTAACTCTAAAGGGTGCAAAACTTTCTGCCGAGGCAGAAGACAAACTGTTTAGGTTCTTGCAGACTAGCCTCCGTGGTCAGTCACACAGAACTTTGTACATCCCACTGCCAGGAGACTCTGACCAGAGCAAGGTAGAGTTTAAGATGGAGCCAATTGAGAACGGTGTACAGGAAGCATCCTTTAACGAATATCGTATTCGTAATAGGGAAGATATTCTTGTAGCACACCAGGTTCCTCTGTCTAAGATTGGTGGTGCAGATAGCTCATCTATTGCATCAGCCTTAGCTCAAGATCGGACATTTAAGGAGCAGGTTGCAAGACCAGCACAGACAAACCTTGAGAAAATGATTAACAAAATCATTCGTGAAAAGACTGATGTTTTAGAGTTTAAGTTTAATGAGCTAACTCTTACAGACGAAATTGCACAGTCTCAGATTCTAGAGCGGTATGTAAAGACCCAGGTGATGACACCAAATGAAGCTAGAGAAGCCCTAGGACTTCCAATGAGGCCAGACGGAGACGACGTTTTTGAGATGTCCCCAAGACAGGCCACTGACGCAAGGGCAAATCTTGCAGGAAATAGAAATAGAGATGCAGAGCGGACAAACAACAATTCTGACAGCACATCTACTGTTTCTGGACGAAATGCACAAGGGGAAGGCCCAGCTAGCGAATAATATACAATAATTATGTTATAATATTGTTAACTATTCACAAAAAGGGTATATAATAAATTAGTATGACTATATCAAAGGCTCAGTGGGAGTCAGACGGCGACAACCTCCGTCTCTCAATGCCTTTCAGCAAGGTTGACAAAGAGAGGCGTATCGTCTCAGGATTTGCTACACTCGATAACATTGATAAGCAGAATGACATTGTCACAACCGACGCTTCTCTTAAGGCATTTGCCAAGTTCCGTGGAAATATCCGTGAAATGCACGAGCCAATTGCTGTTGGCAAGATGGTTGCATTTAAAGAGGACAAGTACTTTGACCCAGACACAAGGAAGTTTTACACTGGCGTATACGTTTCTGCTTATGTTTCAAAGGGTGCTCAGGCTACCTGGGAAAAGGTAACCGATGGGACTCTTTCTGGCTTTTCTATTGGTGGAAAGATGAACAAGTGGGATGACGGATACGACGAGAAGATGGATAGGCAGATCAGAATTATTAAAGACTACGACCTGGTAGAGCTATCCCTTGTTGACAACCCTGCAAATCAATTTGAAAATATTATGTCTATTGAGAAGGTAGACGGCGTTGATGTAGTTAAAAGTGAAATTCTTAACACTGAAATTGAAAATGTATTTTGGGACAGCGAAAACGGTATTGTAACCGTATCTAAAGAAGAGTCTGCCGCAAGCCCAGTAAACGGTACCCCAATGAAAAACATAGGTTTCGTTGAAACGAATGATAACGAAAAAGCAGAAATGATAAAGTTCTTAGTTGATAGTGCTAAAGGCATTAATCTTTCTAAGATGACAAAGGAGGAAGATCCTATGACTGATACAACAGAGAACGTCGTCGAGAAATCAGACGACGTAGTTGAGGACGCACAGGTCGCTCCAGAGGCAGATGCCGTAGTCGAGGATGTCGTAAAGGCAGACGAGGCCGAGGCTGTAAAGTCAGAAGACATGGATGAAGATGACATGGAAGAGAAGTCCTACGATATGGATGAGGACGAGGAAGCCAAAAAGTCTGAGGACATGGAGGACGAAGAGGACAAGTCGTACGACGACAAGAAGTCTGACTCCGCTGACCCAGCTGAAGAGGTATCAAAAGCAGATGATGTAGTCGCTAATGCCGTTTCCGATATTTCGGATGGTATTACATCAGCCTTTAGCGATCTATCAGCAGTCGTAAAGTCACTCAGTGATGAGATTGCTGAACTAAAGAAGTCACTCGGAACAGTTACTGAAGACATTGCTTCTGTAAAGAACGATGTTTCGGCAACAAAGAGTGACGTAAACGAACTTGGAAAGAATGTAGACGCAGTAGTTGCCGACACAGCTTTCCGCAAATCTGGCGATCTTGGCGAGATCGTTCAGGAAACTCAGATTGAAAAGTCTGAGCAATCCCTATGGGGCGGTCGTTTCCTCAAAACTGCCGACTTATTTCGATAAGCAAATCACTTAGGAGGTGACAATATGTCGGAAGAGATTATCAAGAACAACCCAGACGCTGCAGGTGACGACTCTGGTCTATTTAACGGAGAAGGTGCCTTTGCATCTGGTGGCATTGGTGGTGTAACAGATCCAGGTGCAAGCACACTGGGCAACATCCCAACTGCTGAATTTGGTGTGACTACTGGTGCTAACGCTGTAAACCCTTCTGGTGATGCAGGTAGCGGAATCCTACGCCCTGAGCAGGCCCGTAGGTTTATTGACTACGTATGGGACGCTACAGTTCTCGCCAAGGATGGTCGCCGTGTAACTATGCGAGCTAACACTATGGAGCTCGAGAAGGTTAACGTAGGCGAGCGTGTTATCCGTGCTGCCGCACAGGCAACGGGTGACTACACCAACACTGGTGCTCAGTTCACCAAGGTTGAGCTAACAACAAAGAAGATTCGTCTCGACTGGGAGGTCTCAGCTGAGGCCCTCGAAGATGGTATTGAGGGTGCAGCCCTTGAGGACCACCTTGTACGTCTAATGACGAACGCCTTTGGTAACGACATTGAGGACCTTGCCATTAATGGTACTGGTTCTGGTTCGGACGCATTCCTTTCCATCATGGAGGGATTCGTTAACAAGGTAACAACCAATGGTGACGCACACGAGGCTGCTGTAACAGTTACTAACAACGCATGGACCCCAGAGGTCATGCAGCAGATTATCCTCGCTATGCCACGCAAGTACCGTGCGATTAAGAACAACCTTAAGTTCTACGCAGGAACCGATGCCTTCCAGGGTATCGTAAAGAACAACGGTACACTTGCCGATGCAATTGCAGAGGCATTTGCTGGCACTCCAGCAGGTACTCCAGATAACCGTCAGGCTTACCTAGACGGTAATGGACAGACCTTCGGTGGTGCACGTACCACTCGTGTTCTCGGAATTGATGTTCAGGAGGTGCCTTACTACCCTGCAGGATATGTCGACTTGACATTCCCACAGAACCGTGTATGGGGCTTCCAGCGTGACATCACTGTGAACCGTGAGTACAAGCCAAAGAAGGACACCGTTGAGTACACCGTATTCGTACGTTTTGGTATTCAGTGGGAGGAAGAGGACGCAGTAGCATTTGCTGACGCAGCTGCTGACAGCTAATCTTCATCAAAACCTTTAAGGGGGCAGGGGTTATAAAACCCCTGCTCCTTTTTATTATCTGGTATAATTATTTCAGGAGGAAATTATGGCAAGAGAAGTATTCAATCCTAACGCTACGGATGGCGATGGCGACGGTATGGTACAGGATGGTACCGAGTTTGAGCGTCCAGCGGGTGAGATGCCAGAGGGTTTCAAGCCAGATGCTACAGACGGTGACGGAGATGGAATGGTCCAGGACGGCACAGAGTTTGAGCGTCCAGTAGATTCTGCCGAGGCAGATGACAAGGTAATTAAGGCAGATGAGCCAGTAGAGACTCAGCCTTCAATCGCCATCGCTACTGACGGCGTAATTGGCACTGGAACAACAGAAAAGAAGCCAAAGGCAAAGAAAGAGCCAGTTGTAGAAGGCGAGAAAGTCGCACTATTCTCAGAGAAGAACATTTACTGGGAGGGTGTCGGAAGAATTCTTAAGGGCTACAACATTGTCGATGCAAGTGTTGCAGACAAGTGGCTAGATCGTAGCTACATTAGGCTAGCTACACCAGAAGAAGTTAAGCAAGAATTCGGTAAGTAAAAAATGGAAATATTGAGGGTACCGCCATATGATACTACGGTGGATATCACCGTAGATCAAGCGTCAACTGACTATCCAGTCATTGTTCGTGACTTGGCGGACCTCTCTATTTCTACTTCTACCGTAACTTCTGATATTGATGGTGTTCTAAACGTAGAGCTACCATCCAAATACGACGGCATCTATGAGGTACAGATCTATGATGACGAGCACTATTACCAGGTTGTAAGGCCTTACGTAGACCCAAACACTAAAGGCGAAACTGCCTCAGAAATTGCAGAGTATAAGAAAAACGAGCAGGTAGCCCGTGCAATTATTGACTCTGTTATCACACAAGCGTTTTACTACGAAAAGAAAATT